CTAATAAAAATGAATGTCTAAAACCCTGGCTTTATTGTCTTTCTTCTCAAACTCAATATGTTTTATTAACTCTTGTACAGTTTGTCTTTTTTCCTCTCCTGTTAGGACAGACCAGTTTTCTCTAAACATTTTTGCTAGTTCTTTAGCTCGCTCAATATTCAAAGGTTTTTCTATGGACTGTAAATCATTCTGCTCAAGTTTGGCCGTAGCTTTTTGCAGTGCCTCTTTTGTTTCTACCATAAGCTGCTCAAACTCTTGGTCAGTCATTAGCTCCATGGACCAGGCTTTTTGATATTTCTTTCTCTGCTTTTCAATACTAATTATTTTTTGGTGGAGTTTATCGTAGTCCTGTTGCTTCTCTTGAGGTATTTTAGGCTCGCGCTTAAGGTTCGCATTCTGCATATATTCCATAAATGCTTTTTCGAATTTTTTCTCACTTATTCCAATTGCCGGCTTTTTATTTAGGGCGCACGCTTGGCATCTATAGTGATTACTTTCCACATTCTTATTGTCTTTTTTTCTAAAATATATGGAGCGCTCGCACGTTAAGCGGCTTCCACAATTCGGGCATATTATTTTTGCTTGGAAAATAAATATAGATGTGGTTTCCCTTCTCTTGAAATTTTGCCGATCGTGTAACATTTTTTGGAGTTGTTCGAACTCTTTTTTTGATATGTAGCCCTCAAATGCGCCCTCTAGTATTTCACCCGCCCAACGAAATCCGCCATACAATACCGGGTTTTTCAAGATAACCAGGATAGAAGCTATGTGCCACTTGTACCCTCTTTTCGGAATAGCATCAGATTCGTCAAGATAATCTGCCAGTTCCCTGAGCGAATATCCTTTCTTGATCTTATCTATCATGTCTAAAAGGACTTCGCCCTCCTCTGGGTTCTTGACCAGGCTCTCACCCTCCTTTGTGAACCCGAATGGGGCGGGCGCGCTAAATTGTCCCTGACGCGCTTTTTCAACTTGCCCCATTTTAACCCGTTCGCCTAAGTTCTCTCGTTCCCATTGTGCCATGGCGGCCACCAATGTAATGAATAACCGGCCAGTTGCTGACCCGGTGTCATAAACTTCAGTAGCAGAACGAAAAATCGCCTGATATTTATCAAAGTAATCTAAAAGGGAATAGAGGTCACGGACAGAGCGGGTCAGCCGGTCGAGCCTGTAGACTAAAACTGTGTTAATAATGCCCTGTTCTATGTGCCTAAGCATTAGCTCCAATGACGGTCTATGTATGTCTTTTGCGGACTTGCCTTCGTCAATATAAAACTTGTAATTTTCCCACCCCTGAGAAATGCAATATGCTTTAAGCTTTTCCTTTTGGGCAGATATTGAGTACCCTTCTTTTGCTTGCTCTTCTGTTGAAACCCTAACATATATCCCAACATTCTTTGGAGTGTTTTCATCCATCAGGTTCATGATATCCCCCTTTTATGAAACGTATGTTCTGTTTTTGGTTAAAAATTTTTCAGCGCTGATAGGTCTTTTAGGTGGGCTAACTCAGCAGGGACCCCATTCATGACAGCTATGTCATCAAGGGTGAAGTCTGTATTTTTGTATTGGCTCACCACCCAATCGGGGAGAAGGAGCTCAACCGCAAAGGTGTTTGCTTCCACTTCAATTTTATCAACCGAGAAAAGAGTATGCTCTTTCATAAATGGCGTATTGGCCCGTGGGTGTAACTGTGCATGTCCTAATTCATGGGAGCACACAAAAGTTCTTTCGGCCTGGCTTAAGTTGGAATTGATAACGATATATTTATTTCGCTTATCATACTTATAAAACCCCATTATTTCATGGTGCAAGTTCCATGGAATAATATTGATATTTATGTATGATGCAAGCTCATAAGGATTACTGGTTTTATACTTTTTAATTAGTCTTTGCACAGCTGCTTTTATCAAAGTATAATGCCCCCTATTTTTGATCGTCTTCTCTATATTTCTTTGGAGTGTACTTTTTATTTATTCTTTGCGTTTGACGAACTATGTGCTCCATTGCTTCCATGAGAGACTCAACAGCTTCCGGGCTCATGGGCTCCCCTGAAAAGCTAAGACCGTCCGATTTTTCTAAATCCTTTCTTATTTCCTCCATACGTTTTGCGATGTCTTTTTCTTCTTTAGCGTTATATTCAGCCTGCTCTTCTTTTAAAAGAGTTTCCTCGCCAACTATGGCAGAAACCTGAACACCCAGCGCGCCTGCTACTGCTTCTACTGTGGAAAGGCTTGGGTTGTATCTATCTCTTTCAATATCTGCAAGGTATGAACGTGAAAGATTGGCTTTTTCCGCCAGTTGTACTTGGGTTAACTTACGTTCCTTCCTAATGGCTTTTATTCTTTGCCCTACAGTCATTACGATCACCTGTCTCCTTTACAACACATAGTGCCTTACTGTGCCTTACGGCATGTCACAATTATAGTATCCGAATGTCGGAAATACAATGCTAAAAAAGACGGAAATACAAGTATTTTTTAGCAAAATGACGGAAATACAAGATATATACTCTCTAAATCTTTAAAATGCTTGAATTTCGTCATATTTCGACTTTTACAAAATGTCGTGAATACCATACAATTTAGTCATACCTTAACGGGAGGTGATAACATGCTGGACGGGAAAAAGCTGGGGGCATTGATTAAGCAGAAAAGGAAAGAACACCATTTGAAACAAACTGAAATGGCGAAAGCGCTGGGGCTATCCAGAACTTATCTTTCTGACATTGAAAACGGAAGGTATATGCCGAGCACTAAAACACTTTCCAGAATAGCGATCTTTATCAACCTGGACTTAAACGTGTTAAAAATGACGGAAATACAAGTATTTAAGGAGGGCGGATATGATAGAGCTTCCGGCACATGTAGAAGACAGGCTTTATGAGATTTTCATGAAGCTATCAGTTCCAAGGCTACTCGAAAAAGAAGCCTTGGAGAAAGGGGAGGATTTAAATGAAGAAAGGAAAGGTGCTTGATCTTGCGGCCTTTTTCGCTGAATACGAAGTAAGAATGAAAAAAATGAACAGACCTAAAATCGCTGAGTTTTCTCGCAAACAAATGATTAAGTATTTGAAGACTTACGCTATTACCGAATTCACAGTATGAAAAAAGCCGCCTTGGCAGAGGCGACTCATTGAAAAACAAATAACGCCGCCATTATACCATGCGGACTAAAAATAATAAACGGAGGTTTCAACGATGGAAAAGATTAACTCTGTTTCACAAGTAAACGCGTTTTTTCAAGAACTTAACCAAGCAAAGAAAGACCGTGCGGCTTTAGCTTCACACATTAGCGCCAAAACAGCTCGGTTGGTTGCCTACCTTAGGCAGAATGGGCCTGTGCTGGTCTACCGGGAAGACAAAGCGACGATGATCGAAGCAGTCAAAAAGGTGTCAGTCAAATTTGACAAGGCTAAGCTTGCCAGTTTGGTGGGACTGTCTGCTGCTGTTCTAAACCCGATCAAAATCGCTGAACTTGTTGAACAAGGTAAGATTACTGCGGCTCAAGTAGAGGGCTGCCAATACGAGGAAGAAGATTACAAGCTGAAAACTCGTAAAGCTAAAAAGAAAGAGATTGCGGATTTCCGCAATAAACAATAGGGGGATTTACTTATGAATATCACATTGAAAATTGAAGCGCCGGAACTTGCTAAGTCTATCCAAGCCCTGGCAGATGCACTGACCACCAAGCCTCTACCCGTGAACAAGGTTGCTGATAGCAAACCGAAAAAGCAGGAGGCTGCGGACCAAAAAGCAGATGCGATACAAAAGGCGCCTGAAAAAGGGGCTGTGAAACCTGAACCCGAATCTGAGCCAGCTCCAAAAGCTGACAAAGAAGAAACGCAAGCTATTGATATTACAGTAGTCCGCCAGAAGCTTGCTGAAAAGTCACAGGAAGGCAAACAAGCTGAGATTAAGAAGCTGTTCGCAAATTACGGCGCTAAAAAGCTGACAGAGATTCCAAAAGAGCATTATGCGGAGTTGCTTGAAAAGGCGGAACAGCTATGACCCAAGGGCACGCGGAAAGAGCACACGCCAAGTTATCGGCGTCAGGCTCAAAACGCTGGTTAACCTGCACACCAAGCGCTCGTTTAGAAGATCAGTTTGAAGAAACGACTAGCGAGTTTGCAGAAGAAGGGACCCTGGCACACGAAGTGTCAGAGGTGCTGCTCCAATACCATACGGGTGCGATCAGTAAAGCTGCACGGACGCGGCGTCTGAACAAATTGAAAAAGCATGAACTGTATTCAGATTCAATGATTGAATATGTGTCCACTTACTCAGATTTAGTTATTGAGAAATTCAACGCCCTTGAAGCTGAAAAGGGCGACGCGATGATTTTACTTGAACAACGTTTAGATTTCAGTGAATGGGTCCCGGAAGGGTTTGGCACTGGCGATGCGCTGATCATCGCTGATGAAGTGATGGAAGTGATAGACCTGAAATATGGGAAAGGCGTTCCCGTCGATGCTGAAAAAAACACTCAGATGATGCTTTATGCATTAGGGGCATTGAATCAATTTGGGGCCCTTTATGACATCGAATGCGTTCGTATGACGATCGTGCAGCCCCGCCTGGATAGCGTGTCAACATATGAGCTGTCAGTATCAGAGCTTTTGTCATGGGCAAATGATTTTGTCAAGCCGAGGGCGGAAATGGCTTGGCAGGGAGAGGGCGAATTTGAAGCAGGCGATCACTGCCGATTCTGCAGGGCAAAAGCAAACTGCTCTGCAAGGGCGGAAAAAAACTTGGAGCTGGCTCGATTCGATTTCCAGAAGCCTGAACTTCTTTCTAAGGAGGACCTTGGGAAAATCCTCTATGAAGCAGAAGAGCTGAAACGCTGGGTCAAAGATATTCAAGAGTACACCTTGGCGCAGGCTGAACACCACGGGGAAAAGATACCTGGGTGGAAACTGGTTGAGGGAAGAAGTAACCGCAAATATGCGGATGTAGACGCGGTGAAAAATACTCTCCTGGCTGAAGGTTATGAACCGGAACAAGTCTTGTCAAAACCGGAGGTTCTAGGAGTCTCAGCCCTGGAAAAAAGCATAGGGAAAAAAGCATTTAATGAGCTACTGAAAGACCTGGTTATAAAGCCAGTTGGAAAACCGACTCTTGTCCCTGAATCGGACAAACGGCCGGAGTTAAATTCTACTGAATCGGCAATCGCTGACTTCGAATAATGGAGGTTTTTACTTTGGAAAAATATCAATACGAAAATACCAAACTTCGCAAAACAGAAGCTACTTTGAATTCTGATTTTTGGATGAACGCTGACGGTGAAATCAAGCCCTTAACTGAAATGGAGGATGATTACCTAAGAAATATCCTTAACTTTCTGTATAAAAAACGTGATTGGTACTGGCTCAATTGCAGAGATACTAAGCTAATTGAGAGTTTTCAAAACGGTGACGATTTTTTCCAACATGTTATCAGAAAGAGTACAATTTGGACTTCAATCATTAATCAGCTCCAAAAGCCAAAAGATGAATTCAATTTTACTTATAGCTTACCTGAATCCATTTAACTTGTCGGCATTAGCTGGCTTAAATAAAAATTCAAATTAAAAGGAGACATGCAAAATGGCAGTTAACAACACTAACACAAACACAAAGGTAGTAACAGGAAAGGTACGTTTCTCATATCTTCATGCATTCCAACCGCACGCGATCGAGGAAGGACAGGAGCCAAAGTACAGTACCGCGATCCTTATCCCGAAAACTGATAAAGATACACTGCGTAAAATCAAGTCGGCGGTCGAAGCTGCAAAAGAAGCTGGAAAAAGCAAATGGGGCGGAAAGATTCCGGCCAACCTCAAAACACCTTTACGCGATGGAGACGAAGAAAGACCGGACCAAGAGGAATACGCCGGATGCTATTTCTTGAACGCCTCAAGCAAAACTAAGCCTGGCATTGTAGACAGAAACTTGAATCACATTATTGACTCAGAGGAGCTTTACAGCGGTTGCTATGGGCGGGTGTCAATCAATTTCTACGCATTTAACACAGCCGGAAATAAAGGTATTGCGTGCGGCCTGAATAACATTCAAAAACTTGAGGACGGGGATTACCTCGGCGGCCGTTCACGGGCTGAAGACGATTTCGACGCCCTGGATGATTTCGAAAACGATGGCGACGATTTCTTAGGCTAAAAAACAAAGAGGGGAGACGAGAGTTTCCCCCTTTTTAATAGGGAAGGAGTCTGGACATATGTTTAATCCATCAGATTGGTATATCACGCCTGAGGAATATGAAAGGGCAGCAAAAAACGGTATTAGTAGGAGTCTTCTCGGGAAAAGAATCCGGGGTGCAGGTTGGGATAAAGAAAGAGCCCTAGCAACCCCGCCAAAGAAACGGCGCCCAAGGACGGACAGATCAAAATGGGTTGAGGTTGCTGAAAAAAATGGCATATCAAAAGCCACGTTTTACTGGCGTGTCACTTCAGGAGGCTGGGACGAAGAACGAGCAGCGACAACCCCGATCTTTGATAGAGACGAGTGTATGAGAAGATCCCGGCAGAAATCGCCTTACGGCAAATATCGCAGGCATTCGCCTGAGCTAATCGCTTTGGCCGAATCAAACGGCATCAAATATAAAACTTATGCTTTCAGAGTCAGCGCTGGCTGGGACCCTTATGAAGCTGCGGTAACCCCTCTCAAAACACGCGCCGAAATTGGGCGCATTGGGCGGCAGGCCTTTCTGGATAAGCACGGCGATGTACACACATTATTTTTTCAGAAAAGGCGGGCTACTAATTGAAAACATTGTCAATTGATATAGAAACATTTTCGAGTGTTGACCTCTTAAAGTGTGGAGTTTATGCATACACAGAAGCCCCGGATTTTGAAATCCTTCTGTTTGCTTATGCTTTTGATGAAGAGCCAATAAAAGTTATTGACTTGGCCCAAGGGGAGGCGTTACCTCATGAAGTTCTAGTGGCTTTGACAAGCTCAAAGGTCATCAAAACAGCATATAACGCCAACTTTGAAAGAACTTGTATTGCGAAGCATTTTAATACTATGCTACCGCCGACGCAATGGAGGTGTACGGCGGTCCATGCTACCACCTTAGGGCTTCCCGGAAATCTTGACGGTGTGGCAAAGGCGCTAAAACTATCGGAACAGAAGGACAAGGAAGGGAAAGCCCTCATTCGTTATTTTTCGGTGCCCTGTAAGCCAACCAAAGCAAACGGACAGAGGGTCAGGAATCTCCCTGAACACGCACCAGACAAATGGGAGAAATTCAAAACCTACTGCGGCCAGGACGTTGAAGTAGAACGCTCTATTAAAAACCGCATTTCTAAGTTTGAGCCATTGAAAGCTGAACAAGAGTTATGGGCGTTAGATCAGGACATAAATGACAGGGGCGTCCGGATAGATGCCGATTTAGTAAAGCACGCAATAGCCTGCGATGAACAATACCAGGCGGGCTTAATGGTAGAGGCGAAGGAGCTGACCGGACTGCCCAACCCCAACAGTACAGCCCAATTAAAAAAATGGCTTGAAGATAAGGGGCTATCTGTTTCGAGTCTTGCAAAAGACAAAATCGAGGAGTTAATAGAAAAGACAGACGATGCGAGCGTACACAGAGTCTTGCGGCTGCGGCAGGAGATGGCGAAAACCTCAGTTAAAAAATACCTGGCGATGGAAAAAGCCCTTTGTCCGGATAGTCGTGTTCGTGGGTTGCTGCAATTCTACGGGGCCAGCCGGACCGGCAGATGGGCCGGGCGCTTGGTCCAGGTACAGAACTTACCTCAAAACAAAATCGCGGACCTGGATACAGCAAGGACGCTTTTGAAGGGTGGTCACTATGAAGCAATAGAGCTGCTTTATGGGCAGGTGCCTTTTGTGCTTTCTCAGCTAGTCAGAACAGCTTTCATCCCGTCAGAAGGTAATGAGTTTTATGTGTCTGACTTCTCCGCCATTGAAGCCCGTGTCATTGCCTGGCTTGCCGGGGAAGGATGGCGCCTGGATGTATTCAACACTCACGGGAAGATTTACGAAGCCTCGGCAGCGCAAATGTTCAAAGTGCCGGTTGAGTCAATCACAAAGGGCAGTCCGTTAAGGCAAAAAGGTAAAGTGGCAGAATTGGCGCTAGGGTACCAGGGCGGAAAGGGCGCGCTTATACAAATGGGCGCCTTAACCATGGGTCTGGATGAAGATGAACTGCCGGGGCTTGTGAAAGCATGGCGGACGGCAAATAAGAAAATAGTGCAGTTTTGGTATGACGTCGAAGCCGCCGCGGTCAAGGCTGTCAAAGAGAGAAAGCCGGTTAAGATTCAGCACGGCCTGACATTTTTATGCGAGTCAGGCATCCTGTTTGTACAACTGCCGTCCGGTAGACGCCTGGCCTATGCGAAGCCAAAACTTGAAATAGATGATCGTTTTGGGAAAGAAGCCCTCACATATGAAGGAAAGCTTGAGTCAGGTAAATGGGGTCGCTTGAGCACTTACGGCGGCAAACTTGTCGAGAACATCGTCCAGGCAGTTGCCCGGGATTGCCTGGCTGTCACCCTTATACGTTTAGATGATGCCGGTTATAAAACGGTCATGCACGTTCACGACGAAGCTGTCCTGGACGTTCCGCGCGGAAAAAATGAGCTTGATAAAGTGGAAGCCATTATGGGGGAGCCTATCCCCTGGGCAAAGGGCCTGCCTTTGACCGCAGACGGCTTTATCACTGATTACTACAAAAAAGATTAATAGTAGGGGCGGGGATTATGAAATTTATAAGGAGTCTAATAGCAGTGATTGGGCTTTGCTTATTTGCAAGAAAAAGGGAGTCGGAATATATGAAGTGGATTGAGGAGGATGGGAAGTGATCGAATTTACACGGCCGTTACCCATGAAGAAATCATGCACAATGCACCCGGAAAGAAAGTCCGCCAGATCGGTGTCATTCACTGATTTTAACGACAATTCTGTAACAGTGACTCTTTGTGATGTGTGTTTAGTGGAATTGAAAGTGAAAGCCTCGTCAGAGTGGCAGAGTGTAGTCGATGAACACGGAGAAACTCATACAGTGGATGTCGCAAGGCCACAAAGTGAGTGAAGAAAAGGAGGAGCGCGGAGTGAACGAGAAAAGGCGAGATTTGATCATGAAAGCACGGTCTTTTCATGTTCCTGGATACGGACCGGACTTTGAAAAGATGACGAATGATCAGATTGAAAAGCATATTAACTTCATCGAGAAAACGTTCGAAATGGCTTTCGATGAAGATGATGAAGATGATGAGGATTTATGAATGAAGGAGGGGGTGTCCGGTGATGGAAACAGCTTTGAAAAATAGAGTGCAGCATGACGGGTCTATCACCATCGCAATAGGGCGCAACCGATGGGATAAGGCTTGGAGAAATAAAGACATGCTTTGGTCTGATCTGCTGAAAAAATTAGCAACGCCAAACTATACGAATGAGACCTATGCAGAATATAAAAAAATGTCCAAGTCACAGCAGGACCAGATAAAAGACGTTGGCGGATTCGTAGGCGGCTCATTAAAGGGCGGCCGCCGAAAGACTGACACGGTGGCCTGGCGTCAAGTTGTCACGTTAGATGCTGATTTTATAAAGGGCGATCTTTGGGCATCGGTGGAAATGATGTACGACTTTGCCTGTGCGGCTTATTCAACGCATAAGCACAGCAAAGAGACGCCGCGGCTCCGCTTAGTGATTCCGTTAAGGCGGGCGGTAACGCCTGATGAATACCAGGCAGTATCCCGTAAACTTGCGGCCGACATCGGCATTGATTTTTTCGATGATACGACGTATCAGCCGCACCGGTTGATGTACTGGCCGTCAACTTCTCAAGACGGCGAATATGTTTTTAAGCTGCAGGACGAGGCCTGGCTCGACCCTGATGAGGTTTTAGCCAGTTATGAAGACTGGACCGATCCTTCATATTGGCCGGAGTCATCTAGGATCCAAAAGAATCGCCAAAAGCTTGCGGATAAGCAAGGTGACCCGCATGAGAAAAACGGAATGGTCGGGGCTTTCTGCCGAACGTACTCAATTCCGGAAGCTATTGAAACGTTTCTCTCTGATGTCTATGAAGAGGCGGGGCCGGGTCGTTTCACTTACAAAGAAGGATCCACTAATGGCGGATTAATTCTTTACGATGATGAAAAATTTGCTTTCTCGCATCATGGAACAGATCCCGTCGGGGGCTTGCTCGTCAATGCTTTCGATTTAGTTCGTATCCATAAATTCGGGATGCGCGATGAAGAAGCCGACCCAAACACACCAGTTGTCCGGCTCCCGTCCTTCACTGCGATGTCCGATTTTGCTTTACAAGATAGAAACGTAAAACGCACGATCGGACAGGAAAAACTATCCCAAGCAAGTGAAGAGTTCGGAGCTATTGAGGATTCAGCCATGGACTGGCTGGAACATTTAGACGTAAAGAAAAACGGTGACATCCTCTCAACGGCCAAGAACATTATTTTGATTCTGCAGAATGACCCGCGGCTTGCTGGGAAGATCGCATGGAATGACTTTTCGCATCGGGCCGCCGTCTTAGGGGATTTACCTTGGCGCAAGCTGTCAGAGGGTGATTACTGGATGGATAGAGACGACGCTTCACTACGGAACTACCTGGAAACAGTTTATAAAATCTCGGGGCAAGGCAAGGTCCATGATGCACTTATGGAAGTTCAGGGAAAGAATAAATTTCACCCGGTCCAAGACTATCTCAATAGCCTGGAATGGGACGGGCTTCCCCGGCTTGATTCTCTTTTCATTGAGTATCTGGGCGCCGAGGATACGGAATATGTCCGGGCAGTTACAAGAAAGATTTTTACGGCAGCAGTCGGCCGCGTTCTTAAGCCAGGTCTGAAATTCGATAACGTTTTAGTCATGGTGGGGCCACAGGGCGTCGGAAAAAGCTTCATCATTAAAAAGCTTGGCATGGGCTGGCATTCCGATTCAATCACTACTGTGCAAGGAAAGGAAGCCTATGAACAATTACAAGGGGCCTGGTTGATTGAATTGGCCGAGTTGTCCGCAACCCGGAAAGCTGAGGCGGAAGCCGTCAAACACTTTATTTCTAAACAAGAGGACAGCTATAGGGTAGCGTATGGCCGACAAATTTCTGTTTTCCCCCGTCAGTGCGTTTTCTTCGGGTCAACAAATGATGTGACTTTTTTGAAGGACCGCACGGGGAACCGGCGCTTTTGGCCCGTTGTTGTGGCAGCGCAAGAAAGATCAAAAAGTATCTGGCGGGACCTTAATCAATATGAGATAGATCAAATTTGGGCTGAAGCCGTTGACTGCTGGCATGAAAAAGAGCCTCTTTATCTAACAGGCGAATTAGAGGAGGCCGCCAAAGAAGCCCAAGAGCTACACACCGAAGACAGCGCAAAAGCCGGCTTGATTGAAGAGTATTTAAACACACTTCTGCCAGAGGATTGGGACAAAAAGGATATTAGCGAAAGACGCAACTTCCTGCAGGGGTATGACTTTGAAGGAGAAAAGCAAGGGTCCGTTAAGCGCACAAGGGTTTGTGCCATGGAGGTATGGGTCGAGTTATTTGGCGGCGACCCTAAACAAATGACCCCTATCCAAGCCCGTGAAATAAACGATATTTTGAGAAGGCTTCCCGGCTGGGCTCCGTACACAGAGAGCCGCGGACGAATGAAGTTTGGGCGCTTATATGGTGTTCAAAGAGCTTTTGTAAGAGTTAATTAACGGTATCCATACTAATTCTATAAAATCAAATTTCGGTATCCATGGTATCCATGGCAGTATCCATAAAATAGATGGTATGGATACCGGCTTGAATTCAACAGTATCAAGGGTTTAACGGCCTTTGGTATCCATGGTATCCATATTTTCTATATAAATATAAAAATAAAAGAATATAGCGTATACGCATAAGAAAATCTCTATAATCTCTTTATTTGCTGAACATAGATAGATTATGGCAATTATGGTCACTATGGATACCGGATAAAAGGAGTGAAGACAGTTTTGAAGGAAAGTCAATTAGAGCGAATACTAAAACGAGAGGTCGAAAGGCAGGGAGGTAAGGCGATGAAATTTATATCTCCGGGATTATCTGGAGTGCCTGACCGGATTGTGCTTTTACCTGGCGGCAAGCTTGTTTTTGTAGAAATGAAGGCCCCGGGAGAAAAACCAAGACCTCTGCAGCTAAAACGCAAAAAGGATTTAGAAACAATGGGTTTTGAGGTCCGCGTTTTAGATTCGATAGATTCAATAACAGCTTTTGTCAGGGGGGCATTTCGTGAAATTCAAACCACACCAATACCAAGAACATGCAATTAAGCACATAATTGATACTCATGCTGCAGGCCTCTTCCTGGATATGGGGATGGGGAAAACAGTCAGCACCCTGACAGCAGTATCAGACCTCCTATACGATTATTTTGACGTTTCAAATGTTTTAGTAATTGCACCTTTGAGAGTTGCGGAAGATACCTGGTCAAGAGAGTCTGAGAAGTGGGACCACACCTCTTATTTAAAAGTCTCAAAAGTATTGGGCCCGGAATCATCCAGAATTATGGCTTTAGATATGAAAGCTGATATTTACGTTATTAACAGGGAGAATGTCGAATGGCTGGTGAATTTTTACGGTAAGAAGTGGCCCTTTGACATGGTCGTGATAGATGAGCTTTCTAGCTTTAAATCATCTAAGGCCAAACGGTTTAGGGCTTTGAAAAAAGTTAGACCTTTCATAAAAAGAATTGTGGGCCTGACCGGAACCCCAGCACCAAACAGCTTAATTGACTTATGGCCACAGATGTACTTGTTAGATCAAGGGGGACGGCTGGGGAAAACCGTAACCAGTTACCGGGAAAAATATTTTCAACCTGACCAAAGAAACAGAACTGTTATCTACAGTTGGAAATTGAAAGAAGGAGCCGAGAAAGCCATTCATGAGAAAGTGTCTGACATCTGCATCAGTATGCAGGCCCGGGACTGGCTTCAGCTCCCGGAACGAATTGATAATATTGTCAAAGTACGAATGACGGACAAAGTAAAAGCGAAATACAAGCAGCTTGAAAAAGATTTACTTCTCCCTTTTTTAGATGGCGATGTTGTGGCCGACACCGCGGCCGTTTTATCAAACAAGTTGCTACAGCTGGCGAATGGTGCAGTTTATGACGAAAACGGGGAAATCCAAAAGCTCCATGATGAAAAGCTGAATGCATTAGAGGATATAGTGGACGCAGCCAACGGAAAGCCTATCCTTGTTTTCTACTCTTATAAACATGATCTTGAGCGCATCCAGCAGAAATTTAAAAAGGCGAAAACGTTAGACAGTAGCAGAGAGATTGCTGACTGGAACAATGGGAAGATTGAAATGCTTTTAGCGCATCCAGCATCTACGGGGCATGGGCTTAACTTACAGGACGGAGGCCATGTGATCGTGTGGTTTGGCATGACATGGAGTCTTGAGCTTTACCAGCAGGCCAACGCGAGGCTTGACCGCCAGGGGCAGAAGCATAGTGTAATTGTGAACCATCTTGTAACGGAAGGCACTGTGGACGAGGATGTAATGAGGGCATTAGAAGGCAAAGCCGTCGGGCAAAATGCCTTAATGGAGGCAGTCAAAGCAAGATTGGAGAAATTAGCATGACAGCAGAGCAGCTTTCATTCATGGACCCTGTGGATGCAAGAGCCGTGAGAAAAATAGTCATCAAAGAGCTGAAAGATTACAGGGCCTTAAAAGTTCAAATGGAAAACAAAAGGGAATGCGAAAGCGCCGGCATGAGTCTTTTTCCCTCTCTAAGAGATTCACATAATATAAACGAGCTGAAGGTGAAGCAAATGGAACGGGCGTTACAAAACAGCTTGGACGACCTGGAGCGCTTGATTATTGAGAAAAAATACCTTACAGCATCTACCGTCAAAGACATAAGCATTTATATAGATTTGGGCATTAAGAAAAACACCTATTATGAACTTAAGAAAAGGGCTATCTACCGCCTAGCCACAGCACTCGGAATCATCTGAGTGCTTTTCTTTTGGACAAAAAACGGACTTTTAAGGATACAAAAAGGGGCCCAAAAAAGGAGACTATTTATGTTTGAAATCCCTATAAACTTTACCTATCAACTTCCAGAGAGGTGTGAATTTCGGACTATTAAAAACAATCTACATAGCATGGGAAAAGCGCCTATCCCTTATCAAGGCGAATTCGGATACTCAAATTAAAGCGTTGAGGAATGACTTTTCATTCTGAGCTGGATCGCGCTAGTCTTGCGACTTTGGTATCGGGAGCTATTTTTTGTAAACTGCGTCCGGTAATTCTCAGGGAAAACAATTGGCGGTTAACGGCTTGAGTGCGGGGGCAGTTTAGAAAGAATATATAGGGGGTGGTAGTCCTGCCGCTGAAAAGATGTAACGCGCCTGCCTGCCGCAGCTATGTGGATTGGGCAGAACGTTATTGTGAGAAGCACAAGGGCTATGCTGACAAGCAGTATAACAAAGATGTGAGATACAACAGGGAGAACAGCAAGCTCTATTCCTATTACCATTCGAGAGAGTGGAAGCTCCTTCGAGAACAGAAGCTTAGAGAAAGTAACTATCATTGTGCTGTCTGTGCCTCACAGGGACGTTTAAACAAGTCTAATCGGTTAGTAGTCCATCATAAGCACAGAGAGCTTAGAGACGCCATAAACGATGTTCAAGCGCGTACCGATCTGAATAATCTTGAGGTGCTTTGTCAGTATCATCATAATCAAGTCACGTTTGGGAAAGGAGAAGGTAATTAGATGAGCAGCAGAACGTTTCATTTAATCGGAATTATTGCAAGTGGTATCAGCGTTATTTTATCCACTGCAGCATTAATTTTGTCGCTTTAAGTCCCCCCTTCAATTTACCGGGTGGGTTTTTTCATTTTCCTGTACATCGGCGCCCCGTTAACTTTGTAAAAAATGTTGAAATGAAATTTTGATTTTTACTTTTTCGGCCTTGTTTTTGATCTTTCATCTGGGTGGCCGAATCCTTGGCAGGTATGGGACGATCTTCATTTTCTTAATTTGCCGAATTCGCTCAAATTTATAGTTCGCATTTTGGACGAAAGGTGGTGGTTTTGATTGGCGAGACGAAAGCAATTGACGGAAACGTTAAAAGGGCAAATTACTAACGAAGAGCGGGAAGAGCGTCTGCAGCAGGAAGAAAAATTAAAAGATTTTTCGCCTCTGCAAGAAAACCCACCATACTGGCTGTCCACGATGGCTAAAAATGAGTGGAGGCGAATCTACCCGCATATTATTAAAATGCCAATCTCTGAACTGGATTCGACGTTACTAGCCATTTATTGCAACAGCTACGCTCAATATAGAATGGCTCTCAAAGACATAATGACAGACGGACAAACCATTATTGAAATTAATAGTAAAGGGTTTGAAGTAAAAAAGAAAAATCCGTCCGTTGATATTATGAACAGTATGTCAAAGGAAATTCGCGGGATTGCGGGTCAGCTCGGTCTATCTCTGGATTCACGTCTACGAATTGTAGGGCTTGACGGGGATGACGATGAGGAGGACCTATTAGGTGCCATGATGAACGATGACGACTGAGAGAATTGATCCAGGCACGCTTTACGCGAAAAAGGTTGTTAGCGGAGAAATAACGGCATGCAAAAAAGTAATAAAAGCCTGTCAGCGTCATCTTAGAGATTTAGAAAGAGCGGCTGACCCGTCTTTTGAGTATGAGTACAGACCCGAAAAGGCAAAAAAGGTCATCAAGTTTCTTGAAATACTGCCGGACATATCAACGGGCAAGCCCACGAAACTGGCCTTATTTCAAAAATTCATTGTGTACATGCTTTACGCTTGGAGAAATAAGGAGACGGGTTTTCGCCGTTTTACAAAAGCTTATATAAGCATGGCGAGAAAGGGCGGAAAATCCGTCCTTGTAGCGGGTCTTGCGTTGTACGAATTGATCTACGGGGAATCCCCTAAGTTTGACAGGCAAATTTATGCGACAGCTAACTCAAGAGGCCAAGCAAGAACTGTTTTTAAAATGATCTCCATGCAATTGAAAAAGATAAGAAGCCAGTCAAAGGCAATTAGGAAATGGACAAAGATCATACAAAATGAAATCCGGTACCTGAAAGATGACTGCGTCATTATGCCTTTATCAAGGGATACTGATAACCTTGACAGTTTGAACGTTCTGATTGGGATTCTCGACGAGTACCACACAGCGTCCAACACAAAAATGATGGAAGTCCTGGAGTCTTCCCAAGGTCAGCAGGACCAGGGCCTTATCTTAATCATTAGCACAGCCGGCTTTAAGCTGAATGGCCCCATGTATTCGCAGGAGTACCCTTATGTTGACGATATTCTTAGTGGTCGTAAGGAAAACGAAAACTATTTTGCAATTGTCTACGAGCAAGATGACGAAGAGGAAATTTACGACGAAAGCACTTGGATAAAAAGTAATCCCTTACTTGAGGTGGAGGGTCTTCAAAAGAAACTTCTAACCAATCTACGCAAGAAACTAAAAGAGGCTCTTGATAAAGATGATTTAAATGGCACATTGGTAAAAAACTTTAATTTATGGCAGTCTGCTTCATCTGAAAGTTTTGTAAACGGAAGAGATTGGAAAAGTTGCGGCGTCGATACTGCCCCGGAAATAATGGGAAAGCCCGTGTACATCGGAGTAGATTTATCACGGACAGAGGATTTATCAGCCCTCAGTTTCATCTATCCATTAGAGGATGAAGACGAAACGTTTTATGTGGATAGCCATTCATTTGTGGGTACTAAAGGCGGGTTGGATAATAAAATTGAGCGCGACAAATTAGATTATCGGGCTCTTTCGAAAGCCGGGTACTGTACCATAACCGACAAAAAATCAGGAATCATTAATCTTCAGCAAGTTATTGATTACATGATCAATCATATTCAGGAAAATGATTTACAAGTAGAAGGTATTTTCTATGATCCGTATAACATTTCCTTATTTTTAAATGAGATGGAGAAATACGGATACGAAGATAAACTAATTGAGGTCCGGCAAGGGGCGCGGACTTTGTCGGAACCGACAAAAGATTTTCGGTTAAATGTGTTTGACAGAAAAATCATCCATAGTATAAACCCTTTGCTTAACACAGCGTTACATAACGCGATGGTGAAAAAAGTGAATGATACAATTCAAATTAACAAGGATTTAAACAGGGAAAAAATTGACCCGGCAGCGGCGATGATGAACGCGCACACGGGTGCTATGTTTCATTACAAACAAGATAAATTTGACTGGAACACTTATTACGAAAGCGAAGAATTCACCCTTTAAGGAAGGAGGGAGCACCATGAAATTAGGAAAAATAAATAAATTTTTATTGGGAGTATGCCAGTTTATTAGAATGAACCTGCATACTCTTTTCTTTTTGATCGGGCTGTTTGTAATCGACTATGGAATTTTCCTTTTCCACCCGATCGCCGGGCTTATTGCGGCCGGTCTTTTTCTTGTTCTGATTGCCTTCTTACTCAATCCGAGAGAAGAGGGAGGGAGGTGATTGAGTGGCGTTCTTTCGATCATTAGATAAACAAAGCCAGGGAGCGCGGGAGTTTAATGAAATTATTGTCGGCTTGGACGGCCTGTCTTACGTGTCAGCAAGTGCAATTAAAAACAGCGATGTGTTCACAGCAGTGCATACCCTTTCCTCTGATATTGCAGCGTCGCCAATTATGGTTAAGCATAACGGTGTCGAAGAAAAGGATTCTGATCTGTTCAGGCTGCTGAATGAAAAACCCAATGATTATTATTCGGGGTACTTTTTCAAATTCATACTTGTAGCCAATGCGCTATTGAACGGCCAATCGTACGCTGAAATCATCCGGGACAAAGAGGGGACACCCTTGGAGCTTATCCATATGCTGAACAGTGAAGTCTATGCCGAGCAGCTTCCAAACCGAAACGAAATCCTATACCGGTATTATCCTTCTGGCGGTAAAGAGAGAGTATTGAAGCCTGAAAATGTGCTGCATATTAAATTTTTCAGCTTGGACGGTATAAGGGGGATGGGCCCTCTTTCCAGTCTTAAGCGTGAGATTGAAAGCCAGGAGTTTGGAAAACGCCTTGTTACTGACTTCTTTAGAAGAGGCGTCAACTTGAGCGGTATTGTCAACTTGAAAAAAGGCCATTTGTCCCCTGAAGCAAAGGACAAGATTCGAAATGAATTTGAAAAAGCAAACTCAGGGGGGCGAAATCAGCAAAGAATTGCTGTTCTTAGTGAAAATGAGGAGTTTAAGCAATTAGAAATTAATACAAAAGTGCTTGAAATCGTTAATAATTACACGCATTCAACAAAGCAGATCGCCAAAGCGTTTGGCTTGCCCGCCCATAAGCTGGGGATAGAACAAGTCAATACATCGCTTGAACAAGCTAACCTGGACTATCTGACAAATACATTATCGAACTATTTCACGGCTATTGTCTCAGAACTGAATTTCAAAATGCTGCCGTATCCTTTAAACCTGCAGCAGAAATTTCAATTCGATACGCGGCGGTTTAGGGAAACGGACGCGAAAACAAAGCGAGAAAACGTCATTGCTCTACTGCAAAACGGTATTTTCTCGCTCAACAATGCCCTGGCTGAGTATGGTTATGAGCCAATACCAAACGGGGACAAGCGATTCATGAGTTTGAATTACGTTGACGTTGAAATCATGGACGAGATTCAGAAAGCGAAGGCAAAGAGCCTGCCGATCTCGTCAGCAGGTGAAGGAGGTGAGGGGAATGTCTAAGGAAGTGGAAATCAGAACGTCGCAGGAAGGTACCTTAAAAGCCCATTCAAGCGATGACGGGCCAAAGGTGATTAGCGGGTATGCGCTCAAGTTTGGGACCCGCAGCCATAACCTGGGTGGATTCATTGAAATGATTGATAAGCGGGCTCTTGACCAAACAGATATGAGCGATGTACGGGCTTTAATTGACCACGATCCATCAAAGATTCTTGGCCGCACGTCTGCCGGTACGCTCAAGCTTGAGGTCGATGACATCGGCCTGCGCTTTGATGTCACTTTACCGAATACTCAGTACGCCACGGATTTATACGAAAATCTACGCGTCGGCAATATCTCAAACTGTTCTTTCGGCTTTTTGCTTGGGAAAAACGGTGACAGCTTTACCCGTGACCAAGAAACGGGGCTGCCGTTACGAAGCCTGAGAAACATTTCAAAGCTGACTGACGTATCGGTGGTTACGTATCCAGCATATGAAGACACCGATGTGACGATCGCTCAACGGAACTTAAAGCAGTATGAACAAAGAAGCCGGAATCCGGAAAAAGAAAAGCTGCTGCTACAGCTGGATTTAATAAAAATGGGATTGTAAAAGCACTCGAAATTCGGGTGCTTATTTTATTTGAAAAGGAGAAAACACATGTTATCTGAAAAAATTAAGGAATTGAGATCGCAGATTACTCAAAAACAAACGGCGGTTAATACAAAAATCACAGAAGCGCAGAAGCGAGCCGAAGAAGACAAACTGGACGAAGCTACAGCTTTGAAAGGTGAAATTTCCACTTTGAAAGAAGAGCTCGACGCTCTCAAGAAAAAGCTTGCGGAATATGAAGAGATTGCGGGAATGAATCCGGAAGAACCTGCGCCGGCTGGTCCAGATGAGGACGAGGAAAAAAGATCAATGCCTGTCGGCGGTTTCCGCACAATTCTCAAACCAGGGAAGAAAGAAGAGGTAAGAGCCTTTGAGGAATTTCTTCGGTCAAGAGGAGAAAAGCGGGACGGCTTAAAATCTGAGGGGGCAGAAGTGCTAATCCCTATTGATGTAATCACTAAGCCACAACAGGAACCGGAAGACGTTGTTGACCTTGGAAATATGGTAAACAACGTTTCTGTTACAACCTCATCTGGTACCTATCCAGTCCTGGAAAACGCTAGTACTGAACTAGTCTCTGTGGAAGAACTGGAGAAAAATCCGGAGTTAGCGAAACCAAAGTTTAAGAATGTGCCGTGGAAGATAGTCACTTACCGCGGTCAATTGCCAATTTCCCAAGAGGCTATTGACGATTCAGGGGTTGACTTAACAGCGCTTGTAGCAAATTACTTGCAGCAGATTGAACGTAACACACGAAATTCTCGAGTTGCTGCAGTTCTGCGCACATTTACAACGATGACAGTTTCAGGAACTGACGAACTTAAAAAGATTTTCAATGTTTATTTAAAACAGGCTTATAAGCGTGATATTGTCGCAACTTCTTCGGCATTCCAATTCTTAGATACTCTCAAAGATAAAAACGGGCAATACATTTTACAGCAAGACATTTCATCCCCATCAGGGAAAGTATTATTTGGGAGACCGAACACAGTTGTAGACGATACCGTTTTAGGTGAAAAAGACGGTGACGAAAATATGTTTATTGGTGACTTGAAAAAGGCCGTCTTATTCGCAAACCGATTAAAGGCCACAGCGAAATGGGTGGAAAATGATCTTTATGGACAGGTTCTTTCCCTGGCAATTCGCTTCGACGTCAAAAAAGCTGATGAAAAAGCCGGATATTTTGTGACCATTGATTCGGGCGCAAAGCAGCCAGACGATACAAGTAAAGATTTAGGGAAATAAAATAATAATAGAAAAGGATGATTGAACATGGCAGAATTTCTAAATGAAAGTAACGGAGCGAAAACATCAGCAAGGGACAACGGTTCAGGGGAGCCAATCACAGACGTTTCTATTGCGGATAACAGCGAAAAAAATCCTCTCTTTGTAAAAGGTCTTCAAGGTGAACCCGGCCCTCAAGGGAAACAAGGTCCTCAAGGTGAACCCGGCCCTCCAGGACCTCAAGGTGAGCCAGGCGAACCAGGTCCACAAGGCGAAAAAGGCGAACCGGGCGAGCCAGGCCCAAAAGGTGAAAAAGGTGATCCGGCAGTCATTGAAGCGGGCAGCATTGTAAATGAAATGCTCGGTGAAAAATCAGTTCGAAGCAAGAATATCGGCACAGGCAGTATCATGCTGGAGCATCTGAACAGCGAGGTCAAAGACATCCTAGCCGGCCTGCAAAAACAAATTGATGAATTGAAAGAAACACCAACAGAATAATGACGTGAAGGGGCGCTCCGGCGCTCCTTTTTGTTGTAAGGAGTGATGGGATGACGCTCGAAGAAATAAAGCACGCGTTGCGAATAGATCATAATTTTGACGATGACTGGATTATGGAGCTGAAAGGGTCGGCAGAAGATTATATTAAGGATGCGGTCACACTTTCGCCCAACAGGGATGCATTTTTTGAAAACAATCCCAGGTTTAACATGGCCGTCAAATTCCTTGTGGGAGCCTGGTATGAGCAGCGGGTATCCTCAATGGACAAAGCACTACAGGAAATACCTTTTGGCGTAACAAACATTATCCAACAATTCAGAGGAGCTTACACAGATGCAGTTTAGCCGACTCAATACTCGCATCACTTTTGTGACTCGAAAGAATCAGAAGGACCCGGAAAGCCGAGAAAACATTGTGGTGAATGACCCCTTATTTTCTTGCTGGGCGGAGATCAGAGACCAGAAATTAAGGGAGAAGCTTTCAACAGCCGGCACCTTTTTAGAAAACAGTATTACATTCATCATTCGATATCAGCAGGTTAAGACAGTAACGAACAGCATGCACATCCTGCATGATGAAACTCTTTACGAGATCAAAGACATTCTCCCAAACTCTCAAGATAAAGACCTGATAAATGTTCTTGCGGAGAAGGTGAGCTGATGGGCCGAGAAGATGACGGAATAAAAGATATAGAAAAAGAGCTGAACAAGCTGGCCCGAAAAAAAGTTCGTGCTGCTAAGTCGGCTGTCAGTGCAGGCGCGCAAATATACGCTGCTGGATTAGAAAAAAATACACCCCGGGGCCGATCTGATCAGGACCCCCACAAAACACACATGAGGGACAATGTTGTTTTTTCCAAGCCAAAAGAAGACGGTGAAATCTATTCAAATGTGGGATACGGAAAGGAAACAGCGTCAAGGCTGCACTTTTCGAACTTCGGGACAATCAAACAGCGACCTCAGCACTTTGTGGAGAGGACGGTAAATGAGTACACGGCCGCGGTTCTGCAGAAAGTGCAGGAAGTTTATAGAAGGGAGCTGGGAATATGATGCTACCAATTCAGGAAGTTGAAATGATTCTGAGTGAAAGTGAAGTCCTTTCTTCCTTTGTGGACCCCGGCCGTATATTTTTGGTCTTTGTCCCAGAAGCCGATCAAGATACAGAAAAGGCCCCTATGATTCGAATAAATGAGCTTGAGAGCCACAGAAAAGATTATGCCGATGACGCGGCATTGACATTTGAGGTTGATATTCAAATAGATTTATGGACGAAAACGCTCAAGGAAGCGCAGCAGATTCAGCCCATCATTGATGATCTTATGGCAAAAAACGACTTCCAACAATATGCCTCTGCATTTGACCGGGACCCGGATATTGCACTTTACCGATATGCCCGGAGATACAGAGCAACAAAAATGATTAACATACAAATATGAAATGAAAAGGTGATATGAATGGCGCGAACAGGTTTAGACGGGATTCAGTACGGCGTACTTGATCAAAATGAAAAAGCAGAAGACAGGAAGAAAATGCCGGGAGCCATTGAAGCAAAACTGGACGTTTCTTCAGAACTGACGCCTCTCTATGCGGATGATGGTATATACGCGGTGAAGAGCTCAGGAGTAAGTGAAACAAAATTAGAATTAAATTTGGCAGATTTGACAACTGAAATGAAGAGAACATTTTTAGGTGTTAAAGTTGTTTCCGGCATTGAATTATATCATAAGGATTTGGAACCGCCTTATGTTTGCATCACTTGGCGGCAAAAACATCATGAAAAAGGATACGTGTATTATGCTCTGTTAAAAGGTAAATTCGGTATTCCTTCTGCAGAAGGTAAGACAAAAGAAGATAAAGTCGATTTTCAAACGGATACCATCGAAGGGCAGTTCTTACCACGGAAAGAGGATGGCCTTGTATTCCTGGTCGGGTATGACCAAAATGAAGGATTTTCACTTGACAAGTTTTATAAGCTGGCCTACGAATTGGAGCACCCAGAAGAAGAGGATCAGACAGTAGAATTAGGAAAATAACAGGCAGCCGGGTGCGGCTGCTTTTGTCTTTTAAAAAATAAAAAGGTGGTTTTCTACATGATTAAAGCGGTATTGAAAGATTATGAAAATGCTGAAATCGATGAAAACGGGAAAATTGTCTCCGTTCCTGAAAAAACATTCATTCAGCCGATTGTTACATCGCGGTTTACTTACAGAGCATTGGAGATTCATGCACTGGCAACGGATGAGGATTCTAAAATGACAGAGTATGATGTAATGACTGATATGATGGGTCTTGTCGCGGATATTTTCAAAGGTCAATTTGACTTTGATGATATTTTGGACGGTGTTGCTTCTGAAGATTTAAGCGACTGGCTCAGGGATATTATCGATCAAGCCGTGACAAAGGATAAAAAAAAGGCTCAATTGAAGAAGAAGGCCGAGGCGGCTCAAAAGTAACGGGCAAGCCCATGAGTTACCGGGATTACTTTAACAAAATGAAAGAAATGTACATTGATTTGATGAAAAATGGATACAAACTTCATGAAATAGACGAAATGGACATAAACCGTTTCTTTGCTCTTGTCGATCATCAGCATGCGGAAGAGAACAAGCTGGTGCCGGCGTATAAGATTTTTGGGGTGACTTTGTAAAAGGGTATCTAAACAGGTGCTCTTTTTTTGTTTTGTCAATTTCTAAAGAAAGGGGGTAAAACGTGGCCACAGAAGGCAGACCGATAGGGAATTTAGTCATTAATACGACGCTGAATGACGCAGGGGTAAACAAAGGAATTACCGGCCTTAGAAACAATCTAAAGACTGCCCGCACAGCGACAAAAGCAACCGTCCAAGAATTCAAAGCAATGGGCGACGAATTGACAGCCAGCAAGAAAAAAGTTGAAGGCCTGTCAAATGAGCTTTCTATTCAAGAAAAGATCGTCAACGAATACCGTAAGTCATATGAGAAACAGGTGGAGCAATACGGTGAGGGGTCTGAACAGGCGCAGAAATACGCCCAGCGGCTCAATACTCAGATTCAATCCTATCATTCTTTACAAGGCTCTCTACGACGCGCACAAGTGCAATACGAGCAGCTTGAGCAGGCACAGCGGGAAGCAGGGAAAAGCGCTGATTCCTTATCAGACAGCCAGAAGGATATTGGAGAGGCAACCGAGACAGCAAAAGGCAAGGTCGGGAAATTCTCTTCTTTTATTGAAGTCGGCCTGGTCGGGGCGCTGACTGCAGGAGTAGCGGCCGTAACCGGGTTAACGGTTGCGGTCGGAGCGATGGGCACCAAAATGGCACTTGACGCACAGAAAAGCCAAGGGGAATTCCGGGCGCAATTAGGGCTGACAAAGAACGAAGCCAAAGCGCTGACACAAACAGCCTCAAGCATCTGGAAAGACGGTTTCGGCGAAAATATGGATGTAGTCAAAGACGCCTTGAAACAAGTCCGTCAGAATATTAGGGGGCTCAGCGAAAAGGATTTAAAGGATGTAACCAAAGGAGCTATTACTCTTTCAGAAACCTTTGACGCTGATGTAAATGAAGTCACCCGAGCCGGCAACAATATCATGAAAGGCTTCGGTGTTGAGAGTCAAAAGGCTTTTGATTTGATGACGTACGGCGCTCAAAAGGGCTTAAACTTTTCAAATGAAATGTTTGACAACCTGAGCGAGTACGCGCCCTTATTCGGCAAAATGGGTTTTTCTGCGGAAGAATACTTCCAGCTCTTAACGAAGGGCAGCCAAGCTGGGGTTTATAATCTCGACTATATTAATGATGTCATGAAAGAATTTCAGATCAGAGTGAAAGACGGCTCCGATTCGACATCCGGAGCGATGGCGCAGCTTTCCGGCAGCACTCAGAAAGTGTGGGGCCAATTCCTAAAAGGGAAAGGGACAGTTAAGGACGTTTCTAATGCGGTTCTGGGCGAGCTGAAAGGGATGAAAGACCAAGTCAAGGCGAATAATATCGGGGTTGCTTTGTACGGCACCAAATGGGAAGACCTTGAGGCTGACGCGATGTATGCCCTCGGCGGCATCAATGGAAAGATTGGCGATGTGAACGGGAAAACGAAAGAGGCGGGAAAAGCGCTCCAGGATAACTTCGGGGCACGGCTGAAAAAGATAGGTCGTTCCGCCTTATCTGCTCTTCTTCCGATCGGCAACGGCCTTTTAGATGTACTGGAACCGGCCATGTCTGGACTGGAATCAGGTATGAAGGGCCTGCAGCCGGTCATGAATAGCATTTCTAGCGCAGGCGGCCATTTGAAAACAGTATTTACCGGGATTATGGATATTTTCAACGGTGATACGTCCAAGGGCGCTGACAAGCTTATGGACTTTTTCCCGGTCTTAACAGTTCAATCTATCATTGACGGCATTAACAGTATCAAGACAGCTTTTTCAGGGTTTAAACAGCAGGCGCAACCCATCATAACCAACGTTAAAAACGGTCTGTCAGCCATGCAGCCGGTCTTTTCTACACTCGGCTCAATTGCATCCCAAGTTTTTGGAGCGTTAGGCCCCATTATTAAACAGGCCCTTGGCGGAATCATGTCTTTTGTGGGTCAGCTATCAGCACAATGGGGGACGTTTTGGAAAGAGAATGGAACGGTTATCTCTCAAGCCCTTCAAAATGTGTGGTCGGTGGTTCAGTTTGTGATGCCGGCCGTGCTTGCGATCATAAGTTCTGTATGGGGGAACATAAAAGGCGTAATAACTGGCGCTATTTCTGTCATTCAAGGCGTTATCAAGGTATTTTCCGGCTTATTGACAGGCAACTTCGGTAAGATGTGGGAAGGGATAAAGCAGATATTCTCCGGCGCCATTAAAGTGGTCTGGAATGCAATTCAACTTTCATTCTTTGGCAAAATTCTCGGTGGAGCCAAGGCTCTCGGTGCTGGCTTAAAGGGTATTTTTCCAAAAATGTGGGGTTGGATCAAAAGCTTATTTAAAGACGGAGCTTCAAAGGCCGGAGGAATGTTTTCTTTCATGAAAGACAAAGCCCTAAAGCTTGTAAGTGATATGAAATCGGGTATCACTAAGAAGTTTTGGGACATCGTGGATGCGGCCAAGGCTCTGCCGAAAAAAATGGGCGATGGAATCAAGAGCATGGGCGGTAAAGCCTGGGACGGAATCAAAGCCTTTGGAAACAGAACGTTACGCGGCTTCGGTAAAATCATCAACGGATTCACCCAGCAGGGCATCAACTGGATTCTTGGAAAGATCGGTGTTGATACGAAGATACCAAAATGGGATGTCCCCCAATATGCCAATGGAACAGGCGGGCACCCAGGCGGTCCGGCTATCCTGGGAGATGGTAAGGGGAGAAATGCAGGTCCAGAAGCATTCTTTACACCGTCCGGACACATGGGATTAAGCCCAGCTACAGACACGCTCATGAACTTGCCAAAAGGGACTCAGGTCTTATCAGCGCTTGATACAAAAGCATTTATGTCCGGCATTCCTGCTTACGCAAACGGAACAAAGAAAAAGAAAAAACAAGGCATATTGTCAACGGTTTGGAACGGCGCCAAGGCGGCCGCCAGTAAAGTGAAAGACCTGGCGCTTGATGTGTTCAGCTATATCAGTAACCCATCAAAGCTCATTAACAAGGTTATTGAGAAACTCGGCTTGAAGATGCCTAATTTTGCGGGCTTTGCCGGGGATTTTGTCAAAGGGTCATTTAAATTTGTCAAAAACAAGTTTGTTGATTTTATTAAAGACAAGATGGGCGAAGCTAGCAACTTCGGTGAAGGCGGGACGGCTGCCGTTAAGAAGTGGGTTGCCCAGGCGTTAAAAATCAAAGGGCTTGGATCAGAGTTCGCCGGAGCTCTTGAAGCAATAGCGATGAAAGAATCAGGCGGGAATCCGAACGTCGTAAATAGATGGGATTCAAACTGGAAAGCCGGTCACCCGTCGCAGGGTTTAATGCAGTTCATTCCCAGCACCTTTAACGCACACAAGGAAAAAGGGTATGGCAATATCAAAAACCCAGTTCATCAGATTTTAGCGTCAATCAATTACCTCAATAGCAGATATGGGGGCATTTTAAACCATCCCGGGCTGAAATCCATGAAGCGCGGCGGCCGTTATGTGGGTTATGACACAGGCGGTCTGATTACGCAGGACCACATGGCTGAGGTCCATAAAGGGGAAATGCTGTTGCCGTTGCGGCAATTCAGAAGAAGCCAGGCGCATAAGGTGTTAAGCCAGGCCAGCGCAATGGTCGGGTACAACCCAACGCCTCAGCAGACGATTGTTCAAAATGATAATGCCGAGGAAATAAAGCTGCTGAAAGAACAGAACGAAACGCTCAACACGAAGCTGGACGCCATGATTACCTTGTTAACGCGTCTTGTAGCAAAGGATAATAATAACTATATGGACGGTCGAAAAGTGGACCAAGTGTCAGCTGATCGGTATGCTCGGGCGGCATTTCATAATGGATTGAGGTAAATGGAGTGAGGTAAATGGAGTTATATATAGATTATGACAATGGGTGGGGGGAGCAAAGCTTATCTGATTTGCTTCCCTATTTTAAATTGGTGAGCTTTTTACCCGAGTCGCCAAACATTGAACGGGAAACTGCCAAGGTCCACAGAATAAACGGTGTTGTCTTGCCGCAGCATCCCAGGGACGTTACGTATAAAGAGCGTGACATAAAGGTTGAAATCCATATCGACTCAATAATTGCTGAAAATTTCTATCAGTATCGGCATGAACTGTATGCGGCTCTTGTAAAGCCGTTCCCTTATTATATTTCCACTGATCTGCTGCCTAATCGACGTTTTAAGGTTACCTGTGACGGCAATTTTAGTGTGCCGAAAGAAAAGGAAAAGAACTTCAACACGTTCGAGGTTCCTTTCTTAAATATAAATGGTGTCGCGGAATCGAAAACCACGTCTTTGACGGCTCAAAATTTCAGCGGCGAGCATTGGAGCCCCGGCATGAATATCCAGGAGGTGGACAGCCTCCAATATTCATTTGCCAATCAAAAGACATTCAGCGTATACAATACGGGCGGCGTTATGATCAATCCTATGGAGCATGATTATAACGTCTATTTGTATGCTGCTGGGAAAAACGTCTCCATTGTCAACCACACTAATGGCGAAAAGCTCACCATTGAAGCAACGTTGAAGAAATCGCAGAAGGTTTCGTTCATCAAGCAATACACTGTCATTGATAAAAAGACGCTCAAAACCTCCGGGCGGCTTCCGGGGCTTGAGATCGGTTGGAATGAGTTCGAAATACAGAATACAAGTGATTTTAAAATCACATTTGACACAAGATTTTATTATCCGTAAGGCGGGGGAAAGATGGCAAACGCAGATTTTATAAATGAGATCGCAGCAGATGCGCAGCGAATTTACAAGAAATACAATATTCTTGCCTCTCTAATCATCGCGCAAGGGTGTCTGGAAAGTGCCTGGGGGCAAAGTGGACTGGCTCAAGAGGGAAAGAATCTTTTCGGGATTAAGGGCACGTATAACGGAAAGTATGTCCTGATGTGGACAACGGAGTATGATAACAGCGGCTCCCCTACCCGAGTTAAGGCGAAATTTAGGAAATATCCTTCTTGGTATGAGTCGCTGCAGGATTTAGCCAAGATTTATATAAACGGGACCAGCTGGGACCCCAACCTATATAAAGCCGTCATTGGAGAGACTGACTATAAAAAGGCAACTGCGGCTGTCCAGAAAGCGGGTTACGCGACGGACCCCAATTACGCAACAAAGCTAAACAGCATCATTTTAACGTATAAGCTTACTCAATACGATAATATAGAAAGCTTACCAGATGAGCCGGATAACCCGGACAATCCTGCCCCGGAGCCCAGCCCTTCCTTTCCGAGTAAAGAGTATGCAGGGAAGGACGTCACGCTCAACAAAAAGCTGCCAGCTGATGTCTATTTCCCGCAATTGCATGTGTCTTCAAAAGACGGGGAGCAGGTAGTAGAAATAACGGGCGTGTCAGTCGATCTGACAGACGACAGGACAGGGAAGAAGTCTTTTACCTTTACAATAGGGAGGACGCCGGATAACGGCATAGAATTCGATTTGCTGACTACTGATAACATTCTTTATCTTGATGAAAAAAAGTTCCGTCACCAAAAATATTACATTACAGACGTGGAGCTCGATCAACAAAATGGGGTGTTAACAAAGACAGTAAGTGCAAGCCATGTCTTTTCCGTTCTGCTGGTCAATAATCGGGTGGATGATTCAGTCACAAAGAAATTAACGATTAAAGAGGCTTTTGATATCGCTCTTAAAGGGACTGATTTTCAATACATCTTTGAAACGCCTGAAAGTGAGTTCCCAAGCGCGGAACAGGAGGGCTTTGGGGATAAAAATTCCACCGAGTTGGTGGATGAAATCATAGAGGATTACGAACCAGAACTTGACGTGGATAATTACAAAATACATGTCTATAAAAAAATGGGGTCCCGTATCAACTTTACCCTGGACTCACGCTATAATATGCCGGGCATTAAGATTAAGACTAATTCTCAAAACAGCACCACGCGGGCATGGGGATATGGGGCGTTAAAAAAGGGAAGCAGTGCCGATGACAAAAACCCGAAATATGAGTTTGAGCCCATATTGTACATTCATCCGGAAGAAGAGAAGTTCCTGCTTGATGGAAAGCCCCGCTGGGCCGAACCCATAAAGGATGAGCGGTATAAAAAGTCCAGCCGCATGGTTTCGGCTTTAAAAAAGCATGTGAACCCGTATCCGGAAATGACCGTTGAGGCGAATTTCCAATACATTTATGAGCCGAAGCTTTTAGACATTCAGCAGGACTTCTGGAAAGGTGACACCATCCACGTGATAGCGGACACCGCCGAGGGTATCACCTATGAGGATGACGTTCGGGTACTGTCTATCAAATATGATCCTCTTAACCCGTACGGAAGCCCTGAACTCACGTTTGCGAATTTCAGAAAAGACATCCAGGACATAGCAGTCAGCCAAGCGAAGCAAATACGAGATCAAAAAAGATATATGGATGCATTATACAAGACGCTCATTTGAGGCGTCTTTTTATTATGGAGGGAGTGAGTGACATGGTTCAACTCATTAAAGATTACAACACGACGCGCAACTCAACACATTCGGCCCAACTGCGGAGCGATATGCAAAATATTGAAAATGTATTAAATAAAGTGGATGACGACATGAAGCGCCATCGGACAGGGGTTGCTGTTCATGATTCTTCACAAGTTACACATGATGGGTACACCGTCGAAAACCGTTTGAAAAATCTGTTTGCGCGCTTTGCTAACCTTGTGCTGAATCACGACGGCAAAGATGTAAAAGAAGTCGTGGATTCCCGCGTAACGACGGATGGAGAAATTGCCGCAACATTGAAAGACAGGCTCGATAGGGAATTCAGCAAGCTCGACAGGAAAATCAAACGCGTTGTAAACGTTGATGACTTCGGGGCTGACCCAACCGGAAAAACAGACAGCACGGAAGCATTTAAGAAGGCATTCGGAACGGGTAAGGTGCAGGTTGTTATGTCAGCTGGCATTTACGTCGTGAAAGGTTTGAAAATCCCTTCCTGGGTTCGTTTGGTCGGCCAGGGAATCGGCGTTACATTCTTGATTTTGAATGATGAAACACCGGCCTCAGAATGGGTCATCACGAATGCTGACTATGAAAAAGGCAATCGAAACATTCACGTTGAAGGATTTTCAACAGACTGGAACCGAGAGCGGCAGGGAGGTTTAAGGGCGACAGGCGGGCAGCATTCCACATGTGTTGCCTTTGCAAATTCAAAGTTCATTTGGATTAAAAATATAGAAAACATGAACCCGGCACTTCACGGCATTGATATAACAGCGCCAACCTATGACCATCTGCCGGATACCAAGTATACAAAAGACGGCTGCAGATATGTTTGGATTGACGGCTGCGTTAACTCAGGGTATGGGGATGACGGGATAACAACCCATTACAGTGAATATATTTTCATCTCAAACTGCCATTGCACAAACCCGACAGGCCTCGCACATGCCGCGGGAAAGGCTAATTCAAATGGTATTGAGATTGACGACGGTTCTAAACATGTGTGGTTGCTCAACAACTACACAGAAGGAAATATCCGAGGCGTTGAAGTTAAGGCGCATACTGAGTGGCCGGCTTCTCAGAATGTTCATATTCTCGGCCACGTTTCATATCGGGACGTGCGGGCCTATGATCTGCGGCATATCGGCCACCATAAAGCCGAAGACCCGGAGAGCACCACAGCATATGACGTGACGCTGACAGACTGTACCGCAATAGAGCCGGTCTTCAACGATCTATATGAAGGGATAAGCCCGCGGGCTTTGGTTGTGTCTGCTTATAAAAACGTTCAGATTGTCAATTTTACCGCGATCGGAGACCCTGACTATGATTATAAAAACGGCCCAATGGTTGCGTTTCAGTATCGCAGCAGGTACATCACAGTTAATGGGATTAAAATGAGAGGGTTCAGAAAGGCTTCGCATGACATCCGAGTGATCGGCGGCCCGCAAAAATCCGATTATGTGAAAATCTCAAACTTTGACATTCTCGACTCTGCTCCTGTGGGCATTGGTCTGGGCGGCGGTGTGTATCATACGAATCTCATAAATGGATCCCTGATCGGGAAAAACGGCTCTGCCGGGATTGAATCCCCGAACAATCAGACAACCATTGTAGGTGTAGAGACGGCCGGTTATAAGGTGCCCGCAAGATTGGCTGGCAGAGAATACAGCACTATCCCGACAAGAGTAAAAGGCGGCTTCATGGGCGGTAACACTTCCGGCTCTGCACTGCATGAAGCGAGTGCCATTTTAGGCGGTACAGGTGACAACGTCGCAAAAGGCCCCGCCAATGTCCTGCTGGGTGTCCGTGGCGGCTCAACAACCGAGGGATCGCGTCAAGCGCTAATGGCCGTCAATAACTGCCACACAAAAGGTGACGGCAATTCAAGGGTTATCCTTGCAGCTCAGGGGGTTATCAACGATAACGGATACAGTGTC